AATACCATCGTCTCGAATCCATGATCAAATGTATAACATGTATCAATAGCAACATATCCATGGTTTCTTGTATTTACAACATTTCTTAGCTTCATCATCTCATTTTCTCCTTAACTTTCTTTAACAATTTCATTCTTTCCAAACATCATTTGCTTCTTTCTCACAGTTTCTTTCCATGTAATATTCAAACAAAAACTCTTTCTGTGCCTTTGTATAATCTTTGCATGGATTTCTTGTTGCCATCGCAATCCCTTGAGTCGGATTATGAAGCAGTACCCACCCTTTCTTTGTTAACACATCTCCTGCTTCATAAAGCACTGGCTTTTTTCTTCCGAATTTCTTTTTAAATATTCATAAGCCCATTTCTGATGTTCTCCCCATTCCACTGCATGGAATTTTCCATTTGGCTCTAACCATCCATAATCTTCAGTTGTATGTTCCTCTGTATCAAGCATTCTTTTCATATAATTATCTAAGGCTCTTGATACTACTGGTCGCAACTCTGGTTCTGTAAGATCTTCGTCAAGTTCAATGCCTATTTCTTCTTTCAGGTATCTAGGAATCATTTTCATCGCAACTTCCCAACGCCTTTTATATCGCTCTAGTTCATCTTTAACTTTCTTTTGCTCTCCTACAATTTTCCATACATTCATATCTTCTGGCATTTTCTCCTCATTTTCAGGTGGATAAATTTCCAAATGGTATGTTCCATCTCCTGTATTTCCTTTTAATGCTGCGCGTCCAAGCAAAAGATCTTCAGCATGTCTTATAATTTGTTCTTTAGTTTCATCAGTTCCATGCATGGAAGATTCCAACAGATCCATACACTTATCGTATCCTTTACCTTCTACATAAAACCATTCTCTTGATAGATCCGTTATAAATTCTCCATCTACATTAAATTGTAATGTACACATTTTTCACTCCTTAATCCATGTTCCAATAACATGATGCAAAGTTCTAAGACATCTTTCACACAAGAAAATGCTTGATCCATAATGTTCGAATCTTATTTTTAACATTTCTTGGTCCTCTCGTAATTCTTTGCCACATTCTGTGCAAGTTCCTCTTGCTTCTGTACCTTTTCGTTCACTTATTCTAATCACATTCATGTTCTTTCTCCTTCTCACACCAAACACACCCTTTATCACACTTGATACGAACCCTTAGCTTCTCCTGCTTGTCTGGACATAACTTCATGTCCTTAATTGGCTTGCCTGCGATCTCACAGATGTAGCCTTTAAATTCTTTCTTGTTTACCATACTGCCACCGCCTCATGTAAATGTTCTCTTAATACGTCTGCTGCCTCGTGTTGATTCTCATGCTCCAATAACTTAATCACATTCGGTAACACTCTTCGCCCTTTATCGATCACTTCCTGGTTTGATGCAATCATTTCTGCATTCATGTCGATGTTATAACGTTTCTTTAAATCAATTGCCATGTCTTCAAATGTTACAAAATGTTCTGCGTACTGATCCAGAGATACCAGGCACATGGATTTATGATTATATGCTTCTTTGAATCTTCGAAGCCTCTTTTCTCCAAAGCCTTCGCTATCTGCCAGTGCTGATAATGCTGTTGTCATGATGTTTCCATAGAGTGTTGTTGCTAGGATTTCAAAAGCTTTATCTAATCTGTCGTTGTCGATCAGAAGTCCAACTCTCAATGCTCCTCGCATCTGAAGCTCTTTTCTTAATCCATTAACACCTTTTTTCTCTGCGATACCCAAGGCATATCTCATTCCTGCCATTCTTGCTTCTTGCTCTTTGTCTAATTTTCCCATCGTTCTCTTCCTCTTACTCAAACCGACCTGCACCAGATCCATACTGGTGCCACGCCGTACATCTCATGTTCTCTTCTTCCTGCTTCTTTAGTCTCTCGGTTTCTCTCTTCTTCTCATCCAGGCACTCCTGCCGGTATTCATCATCCCATTTTTTCAACGTTGGCTGGCTGATCGTTGTCAGCTCTGACAGCTTCTTGTAGCTTATCCCTGTTGAGATGATCAGCCGGACCATTCCTTTCTTGAAATTTTCTTTATATCTCATATCGTTTTCTCAGACAGCTTGGTTCTTTACCTGATACAACGCCTTTATCTCTGATCGCTGATCTGTTATCTTTTGCCCGATCTTATAAAGTCTTGTGATTCTTCGTTTTTTGATTTAGAAAATTGTAAAAAACTAAATCTAATATTTGAGAAATTACATTTAAAAGAACCTGAAAAAATATGTTTGGTATTGATTGCTTGGTTAACAGTTACTTGAAGAATCCCTCAGGTAAAGAACCAAACTGTCTGATCGTACTCCTTTACTTATGGTATCCGGCACAATTGCCTATATAGTGCCATCTTAAATCCTTGCACTTTGTCTCGTATGCCCCCCCCCTGTTAACTCGGGGTAAAAACGCTTATACCACCTCATCAATGTCTTATGATCGATGCCTGATGTTCTGCTGATCTCATTTGTGGACATGCCATGTTGGATCCATAACTGTACAACACGTCTTTTAAATCCTTTGCTGTAATCTGCCATCAGTTCTCCTTTCTGCCCACTGCCTTAGGCAGCAGGCTCATGGCTTATACTGGCTGTTTCTTATGCGGTTAATAGTTACTGTGGTATATAATTCAGTCCATCCGGCTGATCTCTGTCCGCATATGTGATCATCTTTTTACGCCCTGTCGCTTAAGATCATCCCGAAACCCACAACTACCACGACTATTACTACGACTTTTTTACAATAATCTTAGGTTGTTGGTTGCTGCGGACAGAGATCAACCGGATGCTTCATTTTTTCTTAGCTTGCAGCAAGCAACTTATTAATAAAATACTGCTGCCCTTTACCAGTGACCTTTGTAGTCTTTCTGATCTTTGTCGTTCCATCCGGATTTGTGATCGTTCTTTCTTCAACTTCAAACAATCCCATTTCCATGATCTTTTGTGTTGGCATATTCCAACTTGGACCTTTTCTTTGGATTAAATATCCGTTATTTCTGAGTTTTTGAAACAGTCTGTTTTGACCAATATCAATTCCTTTTTGCTTAAGAATTTTTGCTAAATCTCCGATCAGAATAGAATCTTTACTCGCTGTTACTGCATCAGCAAAGATTTCTTTAGGCTTCATACGTTCATTGTCTTCAATCAATGCAGCTTTCTCTGTCTTTAATTTGTCTATTGTTCTATCAGCCATCTTTAATGCTCTCGCAAAGATCTGTTCTGGTGTATTCCAGGCTTTTTCTAAGTCAAGGAAGTACTGTCTAATCTGTTTTCCCTTTTCAGTTCTGGACATTAAACAAATATGTTTTGCCATATCTACAGACATTTTATAATCCTGTAGTTTGCGTTGTGCTCCGTTGTTTACAACCGTACCTGTAAGTACACTTGTAAAATCTTCGTTTTCTACGAATCCTTGTGAATTTGATTCAAACCAAGCTGAGAATCTTTTATTAATCTCAAGTGCTTCGTGTAAATCCCTTGCTGATACTGTTGGTTCTTCTGTATCGTAGTTAACAGGAATTAAATTATCCATACGTTATGTCACCTCCTAATTGTTTCTTTAATAACTGTCTTTCCAGATTCTCATAATCACAATCTTTGACTTCTCGCTGTGTAAAATTGTGTATAGTTTCTTCTTTCTTTGGTTTCGGTGTTGATTTCTTCCGTTTCTTTGATGTAGGGAAGAAACTCTTATATCCTCCACCAAATGCTTTTCGTACAATACCAAGTTTGTCAGAATCGTTATCAGCTAAAGAGTCAAGTTCTTCTTTCAAGGCATTGATCTGTTCTGCAGATAATGTTGGTCCAGTATGATTCCTCATATCAAGATAAAGACAGAACTCTCTGTTCAGATCTGGATTGCTATAATATATATTTTTATTTACTTTACTTTCCTTTTGTCGTTTTTCTGTTGCAGAAATATCTTTTTCTGTTGCAGAAATGTTTGTTTCTGTTACAGAAATGCTATTTTGTGGTGCATTTAATAAAGGTTGACCGTTTTCATCAATCAACCAATATTTACTTCTATCGACTTTGTTCCTAACAGTCACTTCTTTATAGCGTCGCTGAACTCCAACAGAGGTAATAACATTTTGATTTAGGAGGTCTTGATCGAAAAGACCTATCT